CTTTCATGGAGAGATACTATATCCGTTCTCAATGCTTCTCTGCCGGGTGCATCATTGGGGACTTTTCCCAGATACGAGCCGTTGAAGATAACAGCTGTGTCGTTTGCTATCTGATCTATCACTCTGATAGTCTGATTGCTCTTGAATACATCACCCTTTGTGTCAGATGTAGTCACAAGGGAATTAATATCCTTGAGCACTCTTACAGTCTCGGTGCCTTCCTCAGGTGTCTTGTGCAGAGCGAATTCCCCTGCTTTGATAGCATTTTCAAGCTGTGTCTGGGTATAGGGTACGCTTACAGTGTACTCGCCGTTATATGCCTTTGCCGTAGCCGATGCATTCACCGCCGTACCTGCCATAACGCCTGTTACCCACCATACAAGCTCATGACCCGATGCACCTGTATCGGTAACAGAGTTCTTGACATTTACTGCGCCCTCATAGTCAGCAGCATAGCCCTGTACTACCACCTGGAACTTCTTGCCCAGCTCGTCACGCAGTCTTTTGCAGTAGTTTACATACAATGCTTTTATAGTCGACTCTGCACTGTTGCAGCCCAGAGCGTTGAAGTTATACGCCTCCAGCTTGTCGAGGAAGGTCTGATGTGCCGTACCGTTTACCGTACCGTCTGTACCGCCTGTAAGTGCTGTACCTGCGGTGACTGCAAGCGTAGCAGTGGAAATAAAGTCCACCCAGGTGTTGCTTACAAGCTCTGATGCCGATGCAACGCCCGTCTGAGTATCAACAGTCTGAGTGCCGTACACCGTGGTCACATCAAACTTTTCGCTGTCGTCCACATTTGCAGTGATAACGATTTTAAGACTGTTTCCCTTTGTACCCGGGAACTTAGCTGTTGCGTATGTGCATGATGCTTTTACGCCGCCGCCGTCCAGACGATAGCAGTACACTGTTCTTGCGTTCATGAAAATGTCACGCAGACCTTTAAGCTCATCAGATGTTATATCCGAGCCGAACAGCTCAGTGGAATGCTTCTGAAACTCTTCGCTTGTGACTGAAAAAATATCCCCTGAAACACCCCAGCCGGTGGTAATACCGATAGCTGCAATGCCTCTGTCGGAGAGTGCTGCTGAAGAAGATGCAGCCGATACAAAATTGATGTATGTACCGGGCAGTACCTTGTTCTGAGCGATGAATGTTCCGCCGCCGTATGCCATGTTTACTTCACCTGTCCTTTCATAAAATCGTCAAGGAGCTTCTGTGCTTCCTCAACTGTGTATGTTTCCGTGTCGCTGAGTACAGCTCCCAGAGCGTCTTTTCTGCCCTCGAATCTCTTAGCGGAGAGGAGCTGTACTTTCGTGAATTTAGCCACTGCTTTTGCAGGTGCAGTGACTGTCTGCTTTTCATCTTTCATGTTGATGACCTTCCTTTCTTGCTTTGCAGGGAATGCCGTTTACCATGCGGACACTGTCAACCCTTTGTAGGGGACGGCGCCCTCGACGTCCCGTGTTGTCCGCATAATTACGGTCGATTTACGGGCTGTCGTAGGTCAGCGCAGTCGATGCTTCGCACGCCAGCCCCTACAGTTGGTCACGGGTTCGCTTTGCTTTTAAATATTGTCGGCTTCGCCGACACGATTGATTACGCATTACGAATTACGCATTACGAATTATTTAAGGCGCATTCCATTGGTAAACCGATCATTTTAATTCCTGCGTAACATTGATCTTTTCCATTCTCGGTGCCTGTGGCGTTTGCTTTATGACGTTCATATCATAATTAACAAAGAAATTCAGCACCCCGTCAATTATTTCCGCACGCAGTTCCGTGCCGTTGATATATCCGTCCTTGAACGGTATCTGATCTAAGGTAAGGAATAACCTTTCGGATGCATCCTCACACTCAGAGCGGTAATTTTCCGTGTCCTTGGGAAGGTACTGTATTACAAGCGGTGTTTCCTTGTGGTACAAGTCCCCCATGACCCTGTTAAGCCTTGACTGTGTGCATATCACAAAGAAGCAGGGGACGGCAGCGTCCTGCGCCACCGCCTCGGTATACAGGGTATACCCTTCCCCGAACTCCCCGTATATCGCCGCACATACGGCTTGGATGATCTCCTCAGTCACGTTCTCACCTCATGTCCACTTGTCAAAAATTTCAAGTATGATCTCCTGATGCGTGTAGTACATCATAGGCTCGCCGCTGGACTTGTACGTCCGTGTCACATTATTCTGCGTGACTTTTATCTTTGAGCCTTTGGGAATATTTACATCCGGGGAAGTAAACAGCTTGATCTTCTGCACCGGCTTAGCTGCCGTTTCTGTAGGCTGGCTGTCGTTGAGATTATTATTTTTGAAGGAGATACGGCATGGTATGTTCTCATAGATCAGCGTTTCGCCTTTGTGTGTGATATGTGTCTCGGGGTCAACAGTAGAGCCGTAGACATAGACGGAGCATATTCCGTCATACGTTTCCTCTATCATAGCTCTTGCCCTGTCCCACGCCGCCTGACTACCTACCATGTTACCACCCTGCACTTTATGGGTTCGCTTTGCTTTGTAGGGGACGGCGCCCTCGACGTCCCGCAAATGCGATAACGTTTCTCAGAAGTGCTTACGCACTTACGGGCTGTCAAGGTGCCAGCCCCTACAAATATATTGCTTACCATTCCACTCACCACCTCAATTTACGAAAGCAGGAAAATTGTCTTTTTCCCGAGCTCCTGAGCAAGGATATAACCGTGTCGAGCCGTCCTTCTGCAGTCTGTGAACTGTCCACCGCAAATTCTGTGCTTGTGTCCCCTGCCTGTATGCGCTTGACAGCAGCTGACAGGTCAAGCCCTGCAATGCTGTCAGGGCTGAAGGATTTTTTCACTGTCAGAAATTCGCCGCAGATCATATCCACGATAAAAGGGATAAGCTTAGCAGGTATCTCATCATCCGCTATCTCGTTCTGAGCATACATTACTGCTTTGCTTACGCTGAGGGACAGGAGTGCATCGTCACTCTCGGTCAATGTATAGCCGAAAGCAGCAAGTTCTTCTGTCGCTAATTCTTTCATGCCCATGTTATCACCCTTTCGTTATGCGGAAACGCTTTGCTGTAGGGGTCGGCACCTTGACGACCCGCAAACGCACAAGCGTTTCTTAAAAAGTACTAACGTGCTTACGGGCTGTCGAAGGCGCCAGCCCCTACAAATAGCTATATGCGTCACGTTGGTTATCCCCTTGAAATTATCCTTGCAATAGCTATAGCCTTATGAGGAATCCATGTTGTACCGTCGTTGATGATCTCCCAGTTTTCACCGTTAGCAAGATCAGCGTTTGATGCGGAGGCTGTAACACTTGCAGGCTTGTCAAAGGAAATACCGTCAACACCGCAGATGTAACGATCTCTCACATAAAGAGTGTCCTGACCGCCGTTTGTCTTGGGATCTCTGCTCATCTCATAGGGTACGCCGTCACCGATTTCATCAAGTACGATAGCACCGTCACCCAGCACATAAGTGGTATAGTTGGTGACAAATGTCTCGCCTTCGTAGTAGCTGCCAATGTCTCCTACTACAGGGTTTTCAACAGGAGTGTATACATAGCTGCCTGCAGAGCCACTTCTTGTGTAATAGGTCTTGCTGTCATCAATAGCGACGTCACTTGTCTTCACATAAGTAACAGGTATTTCTTCTGTAGGCATACCATCATCCACCAGAACAGTTCTGCCGTTCCATGTGGCAAGAGGAAGGTCACGCTGTACTCCGTCCTTGTCGGTGTATTTGAGGTATTCCAGCAGCCGCAGGTTTTCAAGGTTGGTCGCAACCTCTGAGTGCATTATAACAAGCTTAAAGATGTTCTTGTTATCGCCGCAGGCTTTGGATATAGCGGAATTGAGTGTGGATGCTCCCACAAGCTTACCCTCATCTGTAGCAGCACCTGTGATATCGTAGGTGTGCTTTGCAATAAATTCACTTGCTGCCTGTGCTCTTACGGTACCGCCGCTTGTAGCCATAGCATAGATACCCTTGAGGATAGCAAGCAGCATATTCTGCTTTACCTCAAGCTTATAGTCGCTTATCTGTCTGCCCACGTTATCCATGAAGTCAACACCTGCTGTGATGTTCTTCGAGAAAGAACGCTCTGTCCAGCTGTCCATTCTGGAAGCGGTCACAAAGCCCTGCTCATATGTAGTTGTATTTGTGGACTGAATATTTGTACCGCCGTCATTGTTCTGGGAAGTGCTTCCCGAAATGCGTCCGAAATAAGGGATCTTTGCATAAAGGGAACCTGTCTGTGTGCTGAGAGCGTTTCTTGCGTTCTCGTTTGTTCCCACTGCACCCGACTTAGCAAGCTCTGCCTTCTTGGGATTGGGGATAGCGTTCACATAAGCACCGAACGCCTGGGGGTTGAATGCCTTTGAATCGAATTTCATAAATTATCATTCCTTTCTGCCCGTGACCGGGCTGGACATTATCGCGTTTCAAACTTTGATATGGAACGTTACTTTAAGTTTCGCGAGGCAGTTTTATTGCCGTCGCGGACTTATACAAACTGTTTCTATCAAGCTTTATCGCGAAACGGGTCAAGCATCATGCTTGTGCGAAGTGTTCACACCACTGTGCGTAGGTGGAGGGCTGCACCGTGCCGCCTGCCTTGCCTTCATCGCCCTTTGGCTCAAAGCCTGTCATTCCCTTTGGGTCGGGCTTTGTTTCCTTTGTTTCAAAAAGATAAGGGTCCGACTTCTGAACGGCTGACAATGCTTCCTTCAGTCCGAATACAGTACCATCTTCCTGCAATTTAAAATTGCTTTCGTCAAATAGTGCACGGACAGCGACCGTGTTCTTAGCTCCCGAAGATGCAAGCACGCTTTCAATGGCATTGTCCGTTTTCAGCTTTACCATTTCTGCTTCGTGTGCCTTGGCTGCTTCCTTGTTGGCTGTCTGCAAGTCGGCTATCTGCTTTTTAAGTGCGTCAACGTCCGCATCCGACTTTTTCAGATCGTCAAGCTGCTTGTCACGCTCCTTGACTGTCTCTTCCAAAGCCTTCTTTGCGTTGTTGACCTCATCAAAGCGATGTTTTGGGATAAATGCGCCGTTTATCTCATTATCATGCAGCTTTACTACCTTTTCCGCCAGCTCCTCACTGATACCCAGTGCTGTGATCTCTTCTTTTTTCATAATCTTTTAACCTCCGTTTTTTACATGGTTCGTGCCATGATTTGATTTTTTAACTGCCGTGAATGCTTTTAACGTCATCGTCACCGTTGGACGAATATATATAAAGCAACGTGCATTATTTACACATTGCTTTATCCCAGTGATTTGATTATCCTTTGTTCGTCTTCGCTGAGCTTCCACCGCTCCGCCTTTTCACGCTCCGCCTTTTCACGCTCCGCCTTTTCACGCTCCGCCTGCCGAAGAATATTAGCGCAGTTCTCCGATACAAGAAAGCCTCCGCCGAAGATAGCTTTCTTTTTCTCTCGCTGAGAGGCGAGGGAGCGTATAAAACGGCATTCGCTGTCTTTTATGACTACATCTATCCCGTATTTATTGTACGGATAGATTTTAGCCGCAGTAAGCACATTGTCGGGATAGATGTATTTCGGCAGTTGCTTTTTTATCTTTTTGAGTTCCAGTGTATTGGCGGCTTTTACCGCCTTAAACAACGTCGGCGCTGTTCTTATTGCAATATCCGAGCTTTCGAGGTTCGTCACGAATGAAGTCGCTATCGTCGCACCATTCTCATATGTTATATCTGCGCCAATCGGTAAAACTGTCACAGACCTTGTTCTCTTTAAGCCGAAAAGCGTAAGGTTCGGTGCGAACAAAAAGAACTTGACGTTTTTCTCTGCGTAAAAGTCTATTATCTTGCTCAAAATAGAAAACGGCGGATTGTCAACAACTACCCTGCCGTTATAATCATAGTTTTCATAATCTCCGCCCGGATAGAACGGACGGCAGAATTTTTCTTTGTCTGCGCCATATTCCGATGCCACCCAGTCGGCTACCGCTTCGTAAATAGTGGGGGGAGTATAGCAGTCGTCCGTTGTGAGTTTCGGTTTGAATTTGTCCACAAATTCTTCATAGCTTTCGTTATGTGCCATTATTTTCACCTTTCCTGTATTCTTCCGCAGGCTGCACACCCCAGTTGTAGCAGAAGCTGAAATGGAGCTTGCCATAGAAACACTTCACATAGATTATGTTTCTGTCATCAACACGCTGTATCGGTGTTAAGTATTTGATATTTTCACCCTCGTAGAACTTGAACGGGTCAAATTCCGTGGGCTTCAATCCGTGCGACCACATCAAACCCTCAGCTTCACACTCTTTCAGGAATGTGTCCATGTCTCCAATGCTGACACGGTAGCTGTGACGGCTTTCTAAAAAGTCATTGGATAGCATTTAAACCTCCTTTGCCAGCTCATCAACCTCCCACAAGCAGTACCCACGGTTCTGGAAATACTGCTTGATCTTCTTGCCCCTGTCACCGTTGCGCCACTTCTTCACCATGCACTCAAAGTGTACCCTTTGGTTCCCGTTATCCAAAGGCTGCCCACACTCGGGGCAGAATCTGTGCTGACGATTGTACTCCCTGATCTCTGCACTTTTCTTTATGCCGAACCGCTTATTACTTTCTTTCTTCGATGCCTTATATCCTATATCTCTGCATTCGTCACAGCAGTATTTCTGAAAAGCATACTTGGGCTTGAAATAGCTCCCACATATCTTACACGGCTTTTTCTTATAATTCCGCTCTCCCACAGGTATCAGCGGTGCACCGTGAAGCGCACGTTTTCTCTCCTTATTTTCCATATTCTGTCTCCACACTCCCGAATATCGTCTCAGCCGTAAATCTTACAGTAACACTGTCCTTTCCGTACTCATACGAAAATCCGCTTACTCCTAAAATTCTTGCATCACCGCTAAGTGCTTCCTCGATAAGCTTTGGAAAGCTTGTTTCGATCATCTCTCTTGTGCCCTGAGACAGCATCACGCTCAGAAGCTCCGACCCGTAATCACTGTCGTATATTAGATTTTTGTATCTTGCCGTTCGCAGCGCCTTGTCTATAGCCTGCTTGACAGCCTCTAAGCCGTCCACACTGTCCCTTATTCGCTTACCGTCTAAGTCTAAGCGGTAAGTCTTTGAAGGCTGCTCCTCGCCCTCTGCTAAGCTGTCAAAGGGCAATTGAGTATCAAGTGCCATTTATTTACTCTCCTCCTATAGCCTATCTAAAACGTAATACTTCTTTCCTCCCCTGTAGCAAAGCATAAGTACCTCACTGCCGACCTTGATACTTCCGCCGGCGATCATAGCCGACACCGCCGACCCATACAGAGGAGTGATCTCCAGCTTATCATCCCCCACATCCTTTACTGTCAGCGGAGCAATTTTCGTTACTCTCCCCACAATAATGTCATCCTGCGCAGGAAACAGGGATTGTATAAGCTGTTTTAAGCTGCTTTCGTTCATTTCTTATCTACTCCATTATTTTTGTCAAGCTTCAGGGTCATGGTGTGAACATCGCCGTTCCAAGTGTGACTGTCCTCATCCACCCAGTAGGTGCGTGCTATGCTCAGAGGGTCTATTTTAGCCCATACTCCCACGCCCGATATAACATCACTTACCCCTAAAGCGGTAACGCTCAAAGCTTCCCCGGGAGTACTTTTCTCTTTCAGATGCTCCTTTATCTGTGCATTCAGCTGTGCATCGGTCAGATCATCGTCCTTGCTTTCAATGTCCTGGAAAATGCCTATCTTCTTTTCCAGCTCCGTATTCTTTTCCACCGCATACACGGTATCCTCTTTAGTCAGCACCTTGATACGGGTGTTTATCTTCTCAATAGAGCTTTTCAGACTGTAAGACGTGATATTACCGCCTGTTTCAAGCACATACTGTAATATGTTGTCGGTGCGTTTGCGCAAATATAAAAGCCCCTTTTCGGAGCTTATGTAGTATTTATTTCCTGTTGCCTTAAAGTCCCGGGAAACAGCATCTAAAAGAACGTCCCACGCCGTACTTGATTTCTTCACAAGCTCGGGTATCTTATAGCTTGTACTCGCTGCCGATCCGACCCTGACCCCGAACCGCTTGCACACATCAATAAAAATATCATGCACGGTTTTATTATTAAACACAAAGGTATCTTTGTTGTTTGCAAGGTAAATACCGTTGTCGTAGGCGGTAATAGTTTCTTTTCTGCTGTCCGCCCTCTGACTTGTCATTATGATCCCCCGGAACAGCTCCGAGCCATCTTCATAAAAGACTAAGCTGTCCCCACGGGTAATATCTGTACCGGAGGAAGCTTTGTCCGTGTCTGCAAGCGTAACGGTCAGGCTTCTTGCAGCCGCTCCCTTTCGCCCCTTCCATGTCACCGTTTCAACAAGATCGGATATATCATAGGACCTGCTGTTTTTGTTCAGTATCAGTGTGAGCATCTGTTCACCTCCTCAAAACGGCATGAAAAAAGCACCCTTTTCAGAGTGCTTTGAAAATATTTACTTTTATATCCTAAAACTTTCCGGTGAATCTTTCAAAACTTTTGTCCCCGAATTCCTGAATAAGCATTTCCTTATGCATTTCTTTTATTTGATTAACATAGCGTGTTTTCTTTTCGGGATCTGATTCGTTGTCTGCTTTTTTTACGAGTTCTCTGTATTGAAGAACCAACTCATCATTTTCCTTGTTATGTTCCAACATACCGCTATACCTCCTTAACTTTGATTATACATACGGCTTGTTTTTTCAATTCGTTTTCTAAATCTTCTAAGTCCTCAGGGAAATATAAAAGGTCTTTTCTATTTGAAACATAATCATATTTGCTTTTTACATTAATGTCAACAACTTCATAATGTGCATTTGATAAAACTTCTGCTTCTCTGGCACCATATTTTGATATATGCTGAACACCAACGCCTTTATTGTTGTTTTCACATTCAAGTATAACTGAACTTGATTCCACGCTTTGCGTTGATACAGAACCAAATGATTCAGCCACTCTTTTGCTGCTTGACCAACTTGTGATTATACCTTTTTCGGGAATTTTATCTCCTGGTTTCAGATTTATAAAATCTTCTATATTTCCGTCTGAATATTTCGAGAAAGTCATTCCACGATAAATTTTACCGTCATACACTGGCATTTTTTCAATACCTTTGCTGATCGTTTGCGCAGTCCTTGTATTACCTGAAAGAACCGTTTCATAATCACCGTCAAAATATATCTGCAATGCTTTATGGAATTCCTCGGCATCGCCGTCCGAATATCCGGTATCTTTCTTGATTTGTTCAAGTGCTTTGGAATTGTACTCATCAAGCTTTTCATCAGGTATTTTCCCTTTATAACCGGTATCTAATTGTCCACGCTTTTCTTTAATGCTTGTTTGGCTTTTTTCTTTTATTATACCACTTTCGCCCGATTTGTCAACAGCTTTTGCATTATTTTCAGCACTTTTCGGCATAGGCTGAGGTGTGGGCTTTTCCTCTGTTTTATCCACATATTTAGCCTTCCACTCCGAATACCTCATATCCCCATCAACGTAGTACGTCTTACCGTCCCCGTCCCTTGCAGCCCTTGACTTCTTTATGTCATAGCCCTTGTCAAAGGCAGGTACTGTGGTAGAACGGCAGAAACAATGGAAGGGCGGAGCTGTCACGCCTGCCTGATAGTCTTTCATGTCAAATACCTTGCCGTCCATGCTTTGACAAATATCCGAAGTCCTGTTGTCGAGAGTAGCCAGAATCTCATATTTCTCAACGTCAAGTTCTCTAAAACAATCACCTGTTGCCAAAGAGGAGAAGTAAGCCTCCTCGGTCATCACCAAGCGACCCGCATTGAATTTGCTGTTGCTCATCTTTTTGGCTATCACATCTATAGCCTTTTGTGGGTCTGCTCCCGTGAGGAGATTGTTTGTGATCTCGTTGTGTACGGCGTTTATCAGCTTGGTCTTGTATTTCCATATGTTTTCGGAAAAATTGTACCCGTCCTCTGTCCAAGGTTTATAAAGGACCTTCGCAATATACGGATCATTGATCCTCGCCACATCAAAACCGACATTAAAACCTTTCTGAAATTCGTACATGGTGCGGTAATAGCCCTCTTTGTAGCTCTCACTCAGAGTATCGGTAGTGATATTCTCCACCTGCCCGAACAGTTTCTGCAAGCTTTGCTCTAAGCCGATGTTCAGAGCCTCCAATTTACTGATGTGGAACTTAGCTGAAGCGTTTTCCAGTTCCTTCATCCACATTTTATTCATGGCATTTTCCTTGCCGTACTCGATGTAGTCGCCCACATCCCACTTGAACTCTTTGAGTTCCTTGCCTTTGAGGAGCTTTTTCGCCTCTGCCATCGAAATTTCGTTGTTTTTGGCGAGCCGTCTGTACCATTTGTCTATCTGCGCCTCGATCTCGGCTTGTGCTCTGTCGTACATCTTGCTGATCTCTTGCTTTGCGCTCTCTCCGAGATCGTGTTGGGCGTTTTCAAGCTGCGTGAAACGCTGCTTCCAGTAGTCAGAATTTTTCACAGTGTTCACGCTCCTTTCAATCAAAACTAAATGTCTGCGGCATTATCGCCTTTTGCACCCCATACCTCATAGCATCCATACCGTGGGAAAATTCATGATCGGGCTTGTCTGTAGGCTTGCCGTCCCTGTCCTTCGCCCAGCAGTAGTTGCTTATCTCTTTTGTAAAGTCCACACACCGAGGGTGGACTATAATTTTATAATTCTGTATCAGCTGTATACCATGCGTCACGCTGTCTCTGCCCTTGCGTGACGGCTCTGCTCTTATGCCCTCGTCTTGCAGCTCAGCTATAGACTTGGGCTCTGCACAGTCGCATATAATGCGCTCCGAGCCATAGCCTTTGCGTTTTATCTCCTCGGCTATCTGCTTATTTGTGATGCTTGTCTTGTAAAATTCATCAAAAACATAGATGATCTTTCTCTCGTTGTCGATAAGCATACAGACAAAAGCGTTTGGGTCGGTGTAGCCGAAGTCAAGCCCATAAGCAGGCTTCAAGCCGCTTTGTCTCAAAGCATCAGCATCATAATCCTTTATTTCAACATTCTCATAGATAAGTCCTTCAGCAATACCCCACTCTCCGTCACCCTCAATTCGGTAACGCCGTGGGTTATTCAGCCTCATTTCTTCAAATAGTTTTCTGTCGTCATCGCCCAGCCACTCATTGCATTTCCATGTAGTAGTAAGTGCAAGCACATCGTCCGATGGCTTATCAAAGAAACGTTTTTTCAGCCATGAATTAGCTGACCATGGGTTAAAGGTCAGGGTGATCTGTTTGAAATACCCCTCGGGCAGCTCGCCTCTGATGGACATATCCAGCTTGTTGAAGTCGTCCTCCCGTATTTCATAGGCTTCATCTATCCAGACGAAGTTTAAAACGCCATGATCCACGGATATGGAAGTGATTTTCATACCATCATCAAGCCCACGGAAAAGTATTTTCTGACCTGTGGGCGTATAAGTTGCCTGCATAGGTGACACAGAAAACTCCCACCACCCATCAAGCTGTAGCTGATGCACCGCCCACTTCAAGTCGGAAAACATACTGTCACGGAGCGTATTGCCATAACGCCTGACGCACAAGCCGTTTGACAATGGATACTTAACTATCCTTGCTATCATGTTGAGTGCTGCTGTCTTTGACTTCTTCGAGCCACGGGAGCCTTTAACTACACGGTAACGCCGCCTGCACTTCCAAAAATCAGCGTACCCTTTGCCGATGAGCTTCTGCACGGATAATTTTCTTATTCCCATAGCCTACTCCTCGACATCATCGCAAATAACAACAGGCACAACGCCATTCAAGTCAACATTCTCCTTAAACAGCCCGTACCGCTTGCCGATCAGCTCTGCTGCCTTGAGCCTGTCTTTTTCAGTGACATTCATAGTGTCAATCCTCTGAGTACCATTTCCCACGAGCCGGAGCACCTGCTCGGTATGCTCGCCCCTCATCACCGCAGTGAGATACTCCATGACCTCCTTTGCATCTGCCGTCCTCTGGCTGCTGATAGCTTCGAGCCTGCTGTCGATGTACGCCTTTATTTCAGGTTTTTTAAGGTTTTCATCGCCTATGGCGTGAGCCGTCTTTCTCGAATATCCTGCCCTGATCGCCGCCTGTGTAGCATTGCAGTCGATAAGGTACTCATCGCAAAAACGTTTCTGTTTGTCGGTCATGGTATCACCACCTTATTTCGTGTAAAATAAAACGCCGCCATTATTATGACGACGTTCAGAAAGGAGCAAGAAATGAACCCCAGAGGGAAGAGAAAATAAATGCCCTTGATGCAGGGCATTTCGCTTATAAGCAAAGCATCATACAAGATATGATACATCAGCCTATGTCGCAACTGGTGCCGCCTGCTGGTACTGCCCCAGCATCACGCCTCTGCAATTCCGCAGCTGTTTGCAAATGCGTTTGCTTTCGACGACACACACCGCCTGTTGGCGGTATGCGACAAAAATCCACAAATCCACAAGGAGGATGCTTTCTTTAAACTTCCATGATACTATAATACCACTTTTCATTGTGGCATACAATAGCACAGTGTGGCATTGTGTTGCAACTTTCATGAAAAATCATTTATTTTATCAAGGCTGTCCTTATATTTTCGGTGAATAGTACTTCTTTCATAGTTCATCTTCTCGGCTATCTTTTCCATAGACAGATAACTCAGATGCCTGTATGAAAGGATAGCATATCCCACAGGGTCAAGAGCTTCTATCGCTTCCTCTATCTCATGCCTTATCCTTGCATACTCCGCCGCATAGTCGTCGTACTCCTTCTCTGAATCCGCAAGTATGGTCAGGAGCTTTTCCGTGCCGTTCTCACGGCTGTCTGTCCGCCCCTTATCGTTTCCTCCGAACACTGCCGTGATGCGCTGTGCCCGTTCCTTGTCACGCTCTCTCTTATAGAGGAGCGCATTCAGTTTTTTTTCCGCATAAAAGGCTCTGTTCAGCCAATCACGCTTTATCGTCTGCTCTTTCGTCATTTTCCAGATACTCCTTTACTGCTATCATTTTTCTCCTCATTTCCTCAGCTTCCACGACTGATACAGGCTTATTCTTAGCGTGTATCCGCCTTTGCCGTTCCTTATAAGGGACGTGGGGAGATGCGTAATGTTCCGGATTGAGATCGAATTCCTTATATTCTCTTTCCAACATCACATCAAAAACGCCGTCTCTGTCGTGTTGCTTATACTCAGCCATTACTTCATTATAGATCTCGGTAAATCTTTCGATTCGTTTCAAACCAAAACCCATTCGGTGAAGTGCAACAGGAACTAACTTGAAATTCTTATCAACACATTGCTCGATTATCCTGTTAGCTTCAACACCGATGATTTTCTTGAGATTACCTGTAGGTTTTAATAATGATCTCATTTTTATTCCTCCTGTTCCGGATCTCTTCTATGCAATGTCTGCAAACTATTTTTCCGTTTTCCGGGGTGTGCTTCAGACAGCGTGGGCATATTCCCCGGGATTTGATCTCGTTCCGGCTTACTCGTTGCTTTTGTCTGATCTTGTCTTTGTTTTCGCTATAGTAGTGCTGCATATACTCTTTTCTGCGCCGATTGCAGTTTTCGCATAAGCATTTACCCCGAATTGTCCGCACGTCCTGTTCGCCGCACATTACGCATCGATCCTCACTGCGCAGCCTGATGTATCGTTGACTATTCATTTTCTTTCTCCATACTTCGCCACAATTTCTTTGCTTCCTCCAGCTCGGTATAAGCTGTATATACCGCCTTATTATCATTTCTGGCGACCACATACATGGTCTGCCCACTCAAAATGATTTCCTGTATCTTGTACGTCTTGCCTATGTAGTGTATTTTCATTATTCTTTCTCCCATTTTTTCTTCTGCCTTTTGGCGAAATTTTCATCATTGGTATACAGTCCCACCAGCTCACAGGCATGAGCTGCTATCTCGAAAATATTCTTTGCCTTTTCTATGCTGCCTATCAAGGCATACCCTTTCTTGATGTTTTCCTGATACGCCTTATACACATTGAGATATTCGTTATGTGCATTTTCGTACTTCTCGCACTCTGCTACTATCTGTGCCTTGCGTTTTATAGCATCGTCTTTAGCAGTAATGCCTTTTCGGGCATTCTCATACAGTTCCGTGAGGAGCAGGAGCAATAGCTGTTCAGCGGCGTTCAGATTCTTTGCAGATTTCTTTTCCCATGCAAGCTTTGATATTTCGTCAACTCTCATTTTCTTCTCCTAAGTACTGTATCAGCATATCAAACGCCTCTTTCGGATCCCGATACACCTTGCAAAGATACCCCTGTTCGGCGAGGTGTTCCAGCCACCACTTCTGACTTTCGGACAGCCGTCCCTTCTCGGATTTCAGCTCCATGTACAAACCGTGGTATCCCTTGCGGGCAACAGGAAGGTGAAGGTCGGGTATTCCCGACTTCACGCCCATCTTTTTCAGATGTACCCCCTGATACACAGAGCACTTGCGTTCGTTCGCTGTGTGGTACAGCAGCGCCAGCTCGGGATATTTCTCCCGAACGGCAGGCACCTGCGTCCACTCAATGATAGTTATTTGTATTCTGTCTTCTGCGGTCATGGCGTTACTCCTTCAAATCCATTCTCGCACCGCAGTTAGGGCAGTACTTTGTCATTATTCCGCTCGGCGGCTCTTCCTTACAGCACGAACAGTACGGATAATATCCATCGGGATTGATATTCCATTTTGCGTGCTTTTCTTCTTTTCCGAAGAAGAAACATATATCAATGTCTAACACATTAGTGATTCTTTCTAAAATTGAAACGGATACCTGCCTTCGGCCTTCTTCGTATCTTGCAATACTATTTGCGGCAACTCCAATTTTATAGGCAAGGTCTTTTTGTGTCATATGTTTTGACTTTCTTATAGCTTTAATTCTTTCGCCAACTGTCATATTCAACCCTCCTCAATTCTTCACCCTATTGATTATCATCGAAGCCTGCATCTTAGTCAAGCTGTCAAAATCTATCAAGTCAATATCCTTTTTGCATTTCCGCTTTATAAGCCTTGTCTGAGCCTCTGATGCAGGGTACTTTCCCCACGCCTTGACTTTTTCCAGATCCCATATATAGCGGTCGCTCTCATACTTATCACACAGCAGGGCATAGGTCATATCAATAGCTTCCTGCATAGGATATTCTTTACCGTCACAGCCTACCGTGTTCCCCAGTTCGTCGGGAGCAGGAATTCGGAATTTTCTGTCGGGAATAGACAGCGTAAGATCACCGTTAGGCATCTGAAAGAAATTAATGTTATGCAGTTCATACTCCTGTTTCTGCGCCCATAGGTCAACTGTTTCAACATTCCTTATCCACGACTGTGGGTTGTCTGCGAGTTTTTCTATAAGCTCAGGCAGTTCAAAGAGATCGCCTTCAACTTCTTTTCGTTTCTTCTGCGGTATTTCTTCAAGGTCTATACCGAGGAGCGAAGGAGCCGTACACAGCGAACGCCTTCCCGTAATGCCTACACAGTCTATCAGTGTAAGCTTGTCCTTGTCAGGGTGAAGCCTCAGCCCTCTGCCCACCATCTGAGCATAAAGGCTGTCAGACTGGGTAGGACGGGCAATTATAACGGTCTCTACAAGGGGTATGTCAGTACCCTCGGTAAAGATCATGCAGTTTACAAGGCAGGGTATCTCACGCCGTGTAAACGCCTGTATGATCTCCTGTCTGTCTTTCGTTTCCGCCGATACCACAACCGCACCCTCTATCTTATCCGCTATCTTGTGAGCGTGCTCGACGCTTGATGCGAATATAAGTGTCGCACCCTTAGCCAGTGTTCTGTATGCCTCTGCAATAGCGTCCTCCGTGCCGTCCATAGCGTCTGACAGCTCCCCCGGAGCATAATCACCGCCCCTTGTGTGCACATCTCGCAGGTCAAACCCAATATCTACACGTTTACAGTCTATATCACAGAGATATTTATTTTTTATGCCCCATTTGAGATCACGCTTGAAAACTATTTCATCAAACACATCGTTGAGCCTTGCCTTGTCCGCCCTGTTCGGCGTTGCAGTAAAGCCTATAAGCTGATACGGGTCGAAGTACTCAAGTATCTTTCTGTAAGTCTTAGCAGCTGCATGATGCGCTTCATCGACTATGATCGTCCCGAAGTCGTTCGGCTCAAACCTGTTAAGTCGGTGCACTATGGACTGCACAGAAGCAGAAACTACCTCCTCGCCGTGGGACTTG